TGGCGGAGAGCAAGGGATTCGAACCCTCGAACAGGTTATAGCCCGTTACACGATTTCCAATCGTTTAACTATCGCCTTTTTAATAGGGTTTCGGGAGAGGGTCAACCAAAGGTCAACCAAAAAAGGAAAAATGGCGGATTAAACATTGCTTTTTACAAAATCGTTTAACTGTTTAAAATTCTGCTTTTGTCGAGCTTGCGAAATTCGCATATAAACATTCTTGGTCAATTCGATTTTTGAGTGTCCCATTAGCTCTTTGGCGTCCTTGTCGCTCATGTTCGCATCGTACAGAATGGTAGCGTAAGCAACGCGCAACATGTGAGGGGTGACGCTCGATTTTGTCACCTCTTTATATTTTCGCGATAAAAAATTGTAACGCGACATTGTGAACGGCTCGCCGTTGGCTCCAAAAATCAAACCGCTATCTTGTCTGTGCGGCGTCAGGGCGTTCTCCAACGGCTCTAACAACGGAATGACACGCGTGCTATCGTCTGTTTTAGTCATGTTAGTGATGACACCTTTACCATTCACGAATCGTAACGCTTTATTAATCACGATTGATTTGCTGTTGAAATCAATATCCATCCAATCTATTGCGAGTGCTTCCTCGCGCCGCATTCCTGTATAGAGCAAGAAAAAATGAAACAATCCAAGAGGAGCGTCAAGCGATGTTTTCACTTTTTCGATTTCTTGCGGTGTAGGAAGTTCAAAATGCTTTTTAGGCGCGCCGCGAGGAATGCGGACAGCTGTAGCCGGATTGTATTCAACGAGGTCCCTTTGAATAGCATATATGAAAATTTGCGACGCCGCTATTTTCCGCATTGCGATTGTGTGATGTGCAAAGCCTTGTTCGTGCATTTCATTAATTAAGCTTTGTAATTCGCTTGTTTTTACATCCTTTAATTTCTTTTTTCCGAATTGCTCAATGAGGTCGTCGCATGGCTTCTTGTAGCATGAATATGTGTAAGGCGAGAGCCTACTCTCCGATTCGGCTCTCCAAGCCTTTGCGACTGACGCAAATGCCGGTTGCAATTTTTCCGCTTTTTCGGCGGCGATTTTTTGTAAAAGCTCAGCTTTTTTCTGCTCGCACTCTTTGAGCGTTTCGCCGTAAACGCGCTTGTTTATCGTGCCGCTTTCGGTTTCGACTTTAAAACGCATTGAGTGCTTATATCTTTTCATTCTATCGCCCCTTCTCGTCCAATTCTCTTAACTTGCGTGCGTATTCAGGCGCAAGCTTGTAAACGCTTTCGGCAATCTGCGGCATTTGAGTTTTCTTTTTTGAATATTCGCTCTCAAATGCGTCCCAAATCAATGCCAAGATATGCGTCCTCGTTTTGGGAGTCATGCAAGCATATGCCGTGCTCATCAGGACAAGCCCATCAAAATCGCCGTCGAAGTCATTCGCGAGCCAAAGCACAAAGCGGCGATTCTTATCGTCGCGTTCGGCATAATTGATAAGCCCTTCCACACTTTTAAAATTACGAAAATAGCCCTCGTCACTTTGATATTCAAAATTAATAAACCTATCTGCTGACACATTGAGTGTCTTGCAGATAGGTCGAATGTATTCGGCAGGAATTAACGACCTACCTGTTTCCCAATTGCTATAAACAGCAAGTGAAACGCCGAGCTGTGCCGCAATTTGTTTACGTTCAAGCCCTTTCTTTCGCCTTAACGTCCTCAGCGTATCACACAACATTTTTATTCATCCCCAATCTTTTTAAGACATAATAATGCAAGTTGTGTATTATTTTTCAATGCCGATGTGCAATATTTACACATTTAATGATATACTATATATTTGTGCCAAATCTTTTTGAGGAGGCACCGTTCCCGTAGACGCAGGGGGCAACAGCTCCTTGCGTCAATAGGAAACGCGATATAATATATTAGAAATTTAAACTTTTGAATTCCTTAATGATTTCTTTGTTTTCCTCTGTGTCGGCTTTGCCCTCAAGATAGAGCATTACATTGTTGTTAATTGTAACGCATCCGTCATCGTCCCAACCACTTGTATGGTCCTCTGCCTTTTCATCGGTAAAAATATAAATTTCGGCATGATTGCCTTTCGGCGTGGTGTAACCGGCTCCGTCTGATGCGCTGATAGTCTCAAACCACTTTGTTTCCTTATCATGGAAATTTAACGCTTTCGCAACTGCGTCAGCTGTCTTTTCCGTTTTGGCAACGGTTGTCGATACGGTCGATTGTTCAGCCTTTTTACCGCCGGCTGTGTTGTTTGAGCAAGCCGCAAAGGACGCGGCGATTGCTACAATGCACAATACTGTTATTAACTTTTTCATTTTCATTTTTTGCATTCTCCTTTTTTTATTAAAAATATTAATAAACGCATAAGCGAATATTGCAATAATATAGCGTGATTAATGCATATCAAAAAAATAAAAAATTTATTTAGTACAAAAAATAAGACTATGCCACTCTTTTACTTGAAGTTGAGAAAAATTCGTTCTAACATATAAATAAAGGGGGTTAAAAAGAATGGACGAATTAAAACAACTAATCACTCAATTGAATGAGGAGCAAAAAATCGAATTGCTCGAAAAAATAATTGATATGCTTAAGGATAGGGAAGTTCCGGAATAGGGGGCTTCCTTATTTTTTTGCAATGTTCTTTATAAATTCAATCAATGAGGCTTTTTGTTCGTCCGAAAGCAAATCTATAAGCTCGAGAAGTTGCTCATCGGTCGATTTCGGCGATGGGTCATCTTCCCAGCCCATAAGGTAAGCAGGCGTTGTGTCAAGCGCATTTGCAAGCAAAACTATTTTGTCGGATGGTAAATTAAATTCACCTTTTTCCAATTTAGAAATCGACGAGCGACTCGTGTAGCCGCATTTTTTCGCGAGGTCGTCCTGACTCATTCGTTTATTTTTTCTCAATTCCTTAACACGCTCGTATAGCGTGGTTTTTTTATTTGTCATAACATCACTCCCTCACGATTATTAATATAGCACATAAATTTGTGTTCGTCAATAGTTGAAAAAAAATCAACAAAAGTGTTGACAATTGGTGAGTGACATGCTACAATGATATTGTTGAATGAAATTCACGGAGGTGATTAATTGATTAACAAAGACAAATTGAAAGCGAAAATCACAGAAAATGGATATTCGCGCGAAAAGATAGCTGAAATCTTGGGAATATCGCCGACATCGCTTAACTATAAGCTAAACGAAAAAAGGCAATTCAAAGCCAATGAAATTTTGATTTTAGGCAAAGTTTTAAAAATCAAAGATAAAGATTTAGCAAAGTATTTTTTTGTTTCAAATGTTGAATGACATTCAACTACTTTCACTCCTTAATGGAGCGGCAACAACCCCCTTTTCAAAATTCAATAAAACCCATAAGCACACTAATCACAAAATTTTTAACAACTTCCAAAAAAATAATACATTCGTTGCCGTTTCACTAAGGAGTGAAAAAGAAAAAGCCGCCCAAAGTCGGGCGACTCCAAAAAAGTAAGCATATATATTATATGCGAAAGCCAAGAAAAAGTCAAGAAAGGAGATTAAAAAAATGAGGGAAAAAACAGACTATCGCGAGAACTTGCGACGGCTCGATGAGCGATTTCCTGATTCGGAACTGCTCACACTTCGACAACTGACTCAATTCACAGGACTTGACGGAAGAACAGCAAAGCGAGTCTTCGAACGCGAGTTGATTAATGCCGGAACACCAAAGCGAGCATCGTATTTGATTGCAAAAACGAAACTTGCAAGATTAATAAGCTAAAGGAGTTGAAAAAATGAAAAGGAAAACAAAATTGATATTGACTTGCGTCAATGCGTTAATGGCGTTTATGTCGGTAGCGTTCAATTTTGAACGCCTTGCAGCTGTGTTTGTACTGTTCCTTGTGTTGTCTTTCACAATACTTGTGGAAGACTTACTTAGTCAACCCGAAAAGAGGACAATCGACAAGGGCTACATTATGCCGCAGGACGCGGATTGGCGTCACTGCTTATTGATAGCTTACAGCAAAGGATGTGATGACGACGAAACGATGTAACGCTCAAGGCTGTGATGCTTGGGATTGTGACGAATGTCACAACTCCGCTTGCTGTGACAAACATATCGTCTGTGACGAATGCGAGGCGGAAATCTATGAGGGTGACAGCTATTACGAAATCGACGGCGCAGACCTCTGCGAGGAATGCGTCAAAAGTAAATACGGAATGTTAGTTTAGAATTTAGGAGGTATAAAATGACAAAAGCGGTAAAGGGCTTCAACAAGGATATGACTTGTCGAGAATTTCAATATCAGGAGGGCAAGGAGTATGAAACGGAAAGCGCGAGCTTGTGCAATGAGGGATTTCACGCGTGCTTGAATCCGTTGGATTGCTTCAGATACTATTCTCCCGGCGGCGGAAGCGTCTATCACGAAGTTGAAATTGATGACAACGGAGAGCGTGGAGGCGATAGCAAGATTGTCGGTTCAAAAATTAAAATCGGCGCAGAATTAGATGTCGCGAAAATTTGTAAACTTCATTTTGAATTTGTTAAAAATCAAACAATTCAAAAGAAAAATGGAGAGAATGTCTCAAGCCTTGCGGCTCAAGATAACTCAAGTCTTGCGGCTCAAGATTATTCAAGCCTTGCGGCTCAAGATTGGTCAAGCCTTGCGGCTGGTAAAAACAGCGTTTTGGCTTGCTTCAATGGCAGATGCCGTGCGGGACGCAATAGCTTAATTGCAATTGCCAACCGCAAATGGAATGGCAATGATTACGAGGTCACTGACTTTAAAGCCGGAATTGTCGACGGCAAAAAAATTAAGGCGGACACCTGGTATAAATTAGTCAACGGCGAATTTGTTGAGGTGAACGATGACGAAAACTGAACTTGACCAATTTATTAATGATTATGGATTCAGTAACGAAAGTGATGTCGAAAACATCGAAATTGCTATGAATATCACGAAGTCTAAAAAGGAGAAAGAAAAATGTCAACACTCTATGAGATGAGCCTCGCGGCTCAAAATCTGCTTGATTTGCTCACTGATGAGGAAATTGATGAGCAGACATTTAACGATACGCTCGAGGCTATGGGAGCGGCTGAAAAGGTCGAAAACACATGCAAAGTCATCGGTTGTTTAACCGCCGATGTTGAAATGTTCAAGAAAGAAATCGAGCGTTGCCAAAAACGCAAAAAGACGATTGAAAACAACATCAAGTGGCTTAAAGAGGCTTTACTCAATTTTTACATTTCGAGCGGCGAAAAACAACTCAAAGTAGGCACATTCACTATATCAAGCCGGAAAAGCAAAGCAGTAGAAATCACAAATCCCGATTTAATTCCGTCCGAATTTGTCGTTTTTGAGCCGACTATTAACAAGGCAGAAATTAAAAGAAAACTTGCAGCAGGCGAGGACGTGCAAGGGGCAGAATTGACGGAAAGGGTAAGCGTGCAAATACGATGACATATGAGGAATTAGAAATCGTTAATCAATCGATTAACACGACCGACATAAAAGGCAAGGCTTACGCGGAAGTCAACGAACGCGTCAAAGGCTTCCGCCGCCTATTTCCCAACGGCTCAATTTCAACTCAATTGATGTCGATTAATGAGTCCGACAACGGCAAGGTTTGCGTTTTTTTAGCTACTGTTGCCGACGAAAACGGCAAAACTCTTGCAACCGGCACAGCCTACGAGAAAGAGAACTCAACCTATATCAACAAGACATCATATATCGAGAATTGCGAAACCTCTGCCGTCGGCAGGGCTTTGGGCTTCCTTGGAATCGGAATCGACACATCGATAGCATCGAGTGAGGAAGTTCAAAACGCTATCGCCAATCAATCGGTTACACAAAAAAATGCTCAAAAAGAGCAAGAAACGGCAAAGGCTCAAAGAAAGCAAGATGAGGCGGACGCTCACAAATACGCGGCTTGTCTTGCAAATATAAGTGACCAAACAGCAGACGAATGGCTCGCTAAGGCAGAAGAAAAATATAAAACGCCGAACGCAATTGCAAAATGCTTGTTGAAGTGGTTCATTGCTAAATCAAAGGAAGCCGAGAAAGCAGGCTCAGATGGATAAATTCAAATGTCAAATCACGAATCTGTCAAGAGATTTTGCGTCGGGTCAGGCGGTTGTCACAATGACCGCCGAGCCGTCGGTCTTGCCGGCGTTAGAACAGATTTGCAATAAAGATTTGAATTGCAAATTGACCAAATTTTCAAAAAGCCGCAGCTTAGATTCAAACGCATATCTTTGGGCGTTAATTTCAAAATTGCAAGCCGAATTATCAAAAAACGACCCCCATATCACCAAGGACGAGATATATGTTAACTATATCCGCCAATATGGGCGGTCAATTGAATATCAAATTCCAAACGATGCAGTTAATGCTATGACTGCCGTTTGGGGGGCATATGGACTCGGATGGTTCGCCGAGAAAATCGACGAGGGAAGCGCAGAAAACACATCAATCATTCGTTTCTATTATGGCTCGAGCTGCTACTCCCAAAAGCGAATGACGCGGCTTATAGAGGCAGTTGTGACCGACTGCAAGGCTCTCGACATTGAAACGCTCACGCCCGACGAAATAGGCGAACTAAACGCAAGGTGGGGTGAAAAAAACGGATAGCATCTTACAAAAGGACAAGGAGCACTGCTTTCTTTGCGGAGGCTCAGCTCGTTATAATGACCCGCTTGACAAACATCATGTGTTCAATGCAAGCAACCGGAACAAGTCGGAACAATACGGCTTGACCGTCTACCTACATCACAACTCATGTCACTGCTTCGGCGCCAAAAGTGCTCATAAGAATCAACAAACAGCTTTAAATTTAAAGCGATATGCGCAATCAATCGCAATGAAGCGCTACGGTTGGAGCATTGACAAATTTATCGAGATATTCGGAAAAAATTATATTTAAGGAGAATAAAAATGAATGTAATCACATTAATAGGCAGGCTCACCTATGAGCCTGAAATCAAAACAACAACAAGCGGCTTGTCGGTTATGAATTTTCAGCTCGCCGTCGACCGCAACTATCAAGCGAGCGGTCAGGAGCGAAAAGCCGATTTTATCGATTGCCAAGCTTGGCGTCAAACTGCGGAGTTTATTCACAGATATTTTCGCAAAGGCTCGATGATAGCCATTGAAGGTGAACTTCAAACAGCAAAATACACAGCGAAAGACGGAAGTAACCGCAAAGCGGTCACAGTTGTTGCAAATCACGCCTTTTTCTGTGGCAGCAATAGCAACGCCAACAACGTCCAAAATGGCAACACAGCCGCTCCTGTGCCGTCATATGCCACAGCTGACAACAGCGACTTTGAGGAAATCATCGACGATGACGATGATTTACCATTCTGATGGAGGGGTGGATTAAGCTCTACCGCAAACTTGTCGATTGGGAGTGGTATGACGAGCCGAACACTAAGATTGTGTTCATCGACCTTCTGCTACACGCCAATCACAAGGAGCGGAAGTGGCGAGGAGAGACGATTGAGGCAGGCTCACTCGTGACCTCAATCGGGGCTATTGCCGAGCGAAACGGCTTGTCAACAAAACAAGTGCGAACGGCTATTTCACACTTGGAAAAAACAGGCGAAATAGCAAAGAAAAGGGCAAACAAAAATACTACCTTAATAGTGCTTAATTACAAGCGTTATCAAGAATTTGACGACGGCAAAGGGCAATCAAAAGGCAATCAAAAGGCAAATGAATGGCAAGCAGACGGCAATCAAACGCCAATCAATGGGCAAATTGAGGGCAATCAAGGGGCAACAAACAAGAAGGTTAATAAGGTTAATAATGAAAGAATATACCTACCACCTATAAGTGTAACGCCCGATTTGAGCAAATTCAGCGATGAAGAACGAGCTGAAAAATGGCTCGATACAGGATTGACGATTGCTCAATATCTATGGCTTGGCGAGCACCTTAACGACGATGTGTTAGTCGGCTATATCAGCAAGGTCAAACAATACGGCGTTCAGGACGACCGCAAATTTGAAAAAATAATCAAATGGGCACGAGAGGACAGTAGGCTGATAGAGGGAGCGAGCAAATGAGTCAATCGAAAGAATGGACGAGCTTAAAACGCCGCTCCTATATCGGCAAGATGTCGACAAAAATTAAACACGAACGCATCGTTGAGAAAATTGAAAGGAGTTTAAAAAATGACATTGAATGCGAACCAAGCAAATATCGTTGCAATGCTGAAGAATTCGCGTCATTCGGTGACAGCAAAGGAAATCACCGAACGATACGGCATATCGGCTCGACAGATTCGCTACGAGATAGCGGACCTTCGATATAAGGGATATATCATCGACAGCGGACCATACGGCTATCGCCTTGCGAAAACAAGAAATGAGGCTGAACGCTGTATCTCGAGGCTGAAAGCCTCAGCAAAAAGCATTGATGAAATAGCCGAAGTAATGAGCGTCTATTCAGCGTCGCTACCGGCGGAAAGGATATGAACGATGGGCAAGACAAGCAGGAATAAGGGCAAGGTCGGCGAAAGAGAGCTTGCAAAGAAATTGAGAGAGCTTGGGTTTGATGCCCGACGCGGACAGCAGTTTTGCGGCGCAAACGGCGACGCGGATGTTGTCGGATTACCAAAAATTCACATTGAGTGCAAGCGAGTCGAGGCGTTGAGGCTCTACGATGCCTTGGCACAAGCTACACACGACAGCAAAGAAGGCGAGCTACCTGTCGTAATGCACCGAAAAAATAACAGTGAATGGGTTGCGATTTTGAAATTGACCGACTTTATCGAAATATATAAAGAGTCAAGTTTTTGTGAGGTGAGCAAATGAAAATATTAATTGCTTGCGAGGAGAGTCAACGAGTCTGCTGCGCATTTCGCGCGAAAGGACACGAGGCTTATAGCTGCGATGTTGTCGATTGTTCCGGCGGACATCCTGAATGGCACATCAAACAAGATGTAATTCCATTGATTAACGGCGATTGTGAATTCAAAACTTGCGACGGAACAAAGCACGATATTAAGGGTCAGTGGGATATGATTATTGCTCATCCGCCTTGCACTTATTTGACAAACGCCGCAACTCACGCGTTTTCACTCAAGGCTACACCGGCGGAAAAGGTTGTGAAAAGATGGGATAACAGAGCAAAAGCAGCCGTGTTTTTTATGCATTTTGCCTTAGCAAATTGTGACAAAATTGCAATTGAAAACCCTGTCGGTTACATGTCAACGGTTTACAGAAAGCCTGACCAAATCATTAATCCATATCAATTTGCGGAAAGCGAACGCGACAGTGAAAATTATGTCACAAAGCGCACTTGTTTATGGCTTAAGGGGTTGCAAAAATTGAAAACAAACGACTTGCCGAAACCGAAGCTCGAAAAATATTTTTCCAAATACACAAACGGTTACCGAAGTAAGACTTGGAGTGAATATTCACATTTCGATGCGAGAAGCGTTGAAAGAAGTAAAACATTTCCGGCTATCGCCAAAGCTATGGCGGAGCAATGGGGATAAGCAAAATATATGACTGTGAAACGAGTCCTTATGTGACGAAAAAGGCAATTATATTTTTAAGGAGGTAAAAAATGATTTGTAAAGGTTATTACCACAGTGATATGTGTGGTTTTGAATGGTGTGATGACGATGCTTTAACTTTTTGCAAATACTTCAAGGGCAAGTCACGCGTTATTGAATTGCCAAATATAGAAATAGGGCAAGAACTATTTTATATTGATAAATATGTAAAACGAGTAAAAAGTGATACCGTATCCAAATTAACTTTTGAGAAAAACGAGCTTGGAATTGATACAGGTGTATGGAGCGATAATTACGGTTTTTCAAAGTTTTTCAGTGATGTTGGGAAAAACCTATTTCTTACTAAAGAAGAAGCAGAAGCAAAGCTAAAGGAGTTGAATGAAAATGAGTAAATACGATATAAAAGCCGTGGTCTGTGGTTATGGGATTTATGAAAATGGTGAACTAAAAATCATTGTTAATTCACAAGCAAACGCTTTGTTAATCAAATATGTTCTTGAACAGGATTTGCAACACAAAATTGTTATTGCAGATTTGTTAGAGAAAACGAGCAAGAAAAAGCGCAAGCTTAGGGCTATGACCTACAAAGAACATTGCAAATCTCTATGCTTGATTTGCGAAGATTGCATTTTTGCTCCAAATTGGGCTGATAAGTATTACAAACATATATGCCCGATTTGGAATAAAAGTTCTAATGATTTTGACAAGCCTTGCAAACTGCCAAACGGCAAATACATATTGATTGAGGTAAAAGAATGAGCAAAGCAGTAATGATAAGCATTAAACCTCAATGGTGTGAACTTATTACACAAGGCAAGAAAACTGTTGAGGTAAGAAAAACAAAGCCTAAACTTAAAACACCATTTAAGTGCTATATTTATGAAACAAAAGGCTTGTACAGAGGGAGCGGCGGTTGCTTATTTCAAGGTCTTGGCAAAGTTATAGGCAAATTTGTTTGTGATTATATCGAAGAGTATTCATCCGTACAAAGTAAAATAAAAGATTGTACAGAATATCAAATATCTTTACAAAAATTATGTGAAGATATTCATTTAAGCATCCACGAATTTTGTTCTTACGGAAACGGTAAACCCTTATATGGCTGGCACATATCCGACCTTGTAATTTATGACAAACCAAAAGAATTATACGAGTTCAATAAACTCTGCACAGAACCGTATCAATATTGTCAAGAATGTGAACACGGACTCGTTCAATATCCGTCCTATGTAGAAACTTATGAAGATTTGGCAGGCTGTTGCTTTGATACTGTTTGCCTAAATCAATTACAAAAAGCACCTCAGTCGTGGTGTTATGTGGAGGTGAAAGAATGAGAGAGATATTATTCAGAGGGAAGCCATTAGGAAATTTACACGGGAAATTTATATATGGCAGTTTAGGTGTAATTGATACAGATTTATGTGCTATTTACCATTGCTTCGAATTTAATGATGATGAAATGCAATTAGTAGACATCGGTACCGTAGGACAATACACAGGCTTGACCGATAAGAACGGCGAAAAGATATTTGAGGGTGATATTATTAAACAAATAAATTCATACGACAATTTGGAAATAATAGGCGTTGTTCGCTTTTCTAAATCATCACAATTTGTTATTTCCCACACTTATACCGAAAAAGAGAATTATTATAAGAGCGGAATGAAAAAGGCATTTGCTATAAAAACAAATTGTGAAATTATCGGCAACATATACGATAACCCCGAATTGTTGGAGGCATAGAAATGACGAATACACAACATAACAAAAAAATTCAAAACTTCTTCAGCGAATATATTATCGTAAAAAATCCCGCTGCTGTTGATGAAAACGGAATGATGAAAAAAGAAACAGTCAAAGAAGCAGCTGACTTGTTGATTAGGAAAAATGTTTTTTCATCTGTTAAAGATATGAGATTGCAAGCATTAAAAGATTATAACATTCTCTTACCTACATGGATATTTGAATGGGTAAAGGAGAATAAAGAATGACAATCTGTTGATTTACTTTCATGAAATGGCAAACGGCTCATTGTGAAGATAAAAGTTAATGATTATTGTTAAACAAAATAAGGAGTAAAAAAATATGAACATTATGTTAGACGAAAAGGCTTTAACGCCGAAAAGAGGACACGCAACAGACGCAGGATTGGACTTGCTCTCACCGCGTGATGTTGTTGTTCCAGCAGGAGAAAGCGCCATAATTGACACAGGCGTTCATGTTGAACTGCCGAACGGCACAGCAGGCTTTTTGAAATCGAAAAGTGGCTTGAATGTTAAGCACGGAATCACAAGCGAGGGCGTTATTGATGTCGGCTACACCGGCTCAATCGTTTGCAAGCTATACAACAATTCAAATGATGACTACAAAATCGAGCGCGGCGACAAAATCACGCAGTTTGTCATTGTGAAGATTGAAACGCCAAATATAAACATTGTTGATAAACTCGACGAAACGGAACGCGGCGAGGGCGGCTTCGGAAGCACAGGCAGGTGATGTGATGAGTGCGAGCGAATTTCTCAAAAGACATTTGAATATGTCGCACGAAATCAGCGTTAAATGTGACGAAATTGCTAAACTGCGAAGCTTGGCGGAAAAAATGACACAGAGTTTATCATTCACAGGGGGAGGCGAAAGCGGCGGCTTTGTCGCTCCTCTTGAGAAGATAATCGCGCTTGAAAAGCAGATTGATAGCGAAGTTAAAGAACTTATGAGCGTCAGAGCAGAGATTGAAAGCGTGGTCGGTGAAATCCGAAATCCGCTTTATAAAATGATTATATGGCGAAAATACATCATAGGTGAGCGATTCGAGGTGATAGCCGATAAAGAAGGCTACACCTTTCAGTATATCAAAAACGCCCACAGTCAAGCGCTTAAGGTTGTTGATAGCATTTTAGGAAATGAGGTGAAAAGTTGAAAAGAAAGTGTTGAATGTGATGTTTGCGGTCAACGCATCACGAGAGCGTGGGAAAGATACAAATTTAAAAGATATAAGATTCCGCTCGTCATGTTTGGCGAGCCCAAAACTCCAAAATGGAGCCGTCTTGATATGTGTCGGGAATGTTTTTACGAAATGCAAAATTTTATAAAAAAGCACAAAGTAAAAAATGCGAAAAATAAAAAATGTTACCTTTTGTTATGGAATGTTACGACTAAAAGTGGTAACATATATAATGTGATAGATTGATAGAGGACATCACATAGATATTACAGTTTTCATTTTTTACCTCTTTTTTTATTCTCCTTGACGGCGGCACAAAGCGTGTCGCCGTTTCTCGTTGGTGATTATATGAATTTGAAAGACACAACATTGAAAATAGAATATATTCCTATCGGCAAATTGACGCCGAACAAGAAAAACGCAAGGGCACATCACGCGGACGACATTCAATGCATCAAAAACAGTATTGAACAATTCGGAATGTGTGGCCCTATAGGCGTTTGGGGCGATGATAATATCATTGTTGAGGGACAGGGAAGATTGCAAGCTCTCAAAGAGCTCGGCTACAGCCAAAGCCGAAGCCAAAGCCGAAGCCAAAGCCATTCAATATATCGAGTTGAGCGACGAGGAGAAAGCAATAATAGAGCAATTGAGTGAATTCGATTAACAACGGCAAAGCGAGGTGAACTAAATGCCGAAGGGCAATATTAACAACTTAACAGCTAATAGCCTGCCGGCAGAAGTTCGCCGAGAGAACGCCCGAAAGGCAGGAATCGCAAGCGGCAAAGCCAAGCGCAAGCGCAAAGAGATGAGAGAGCTTGCCGAAGCCTTGCTTGAAGTTGGAATTCACAACGGCAGGGTGCAGGATGTCAAGAGCCTTGACGATGTTAACAATAAGAATGTGAGTGTAGCCGCTGCAATATTGCTTGCGCAGATTAAAAAAGCAATTCAAAACGGCGACACGCGAGCGGCGGAGTTCATCCGCGACACGGCAGGACAAAATCCATTGAATATTCCGCCGACGGTCGAGGAGAGCACAAGCGACGGCTTCATTGAGGCGATGAACGAGGCAGCAGGAGGCATTGAATGGGACGACAACAAGTAGCTTTTCGATTTACCCCCTTCTCTGTCAAGCAAAAAAAGGTCTTAACTTGGTGGTGCGAAAAATCGCCTATGAACAACAAGGACGGCATTATTGCAGACGGAGCAATAAGAAGCGGAAAAACCCTTGTAATGTCCTTGTCTTATGTTATATGGGCAATGGAGAATTTCAACGCTCAAAATTTCGGAATGTGCGGCAAAACAATTGCGTCGTTCAGGCGCAATGTTCTGTCTTTTCTTTTGCTTGTGCTTAATGGCAGAGGCTATAAGACCGATTACAGGCGAACGGATAACCGCTTAACAGTTACCAAGGGAAGCGTTTCCAATGACTTTTGGATTTTTGGCGGTCGTGATGAAAGTTCACAAGACCTTATTCAAGGAATGACACTTGCAGGCTGTCTATTTGACGAGGTTGCGCTAATGCCGCAATCGTTTGTTAATCAGGCAACGGCGAGATGTTCGGTTGACGGCTCGAAGTTTTGGTTTAACTGCAACCCCGAAAATCCCGAACATTGGTTTAAAAAAGAATGGGTTGACAAAACAAAGGATAAAAACATCCTTTACTTGCATTTTACAATGAACGACAACTTGTCTTTAAGCGAAAAGGTAAAAGAGCGCTATCGTTCAATGTATGAGGGTGTCTTTTATGACCGATTCATCAAAGGGCTATGGGTAGCAGCTCAAGGGCGCATATATACAACCCTTGACAAGGACAACATCATTGATGTTGCAGAATGGAACAGGACGGCACAGGGCGGCTTTTCTCACCCTATGCGTAATAAGGTTATGCTTGCCACAATCGGCGTCGATTTTGGCGGCAACGGCTCGGCGACAGCGTTTGATTTGACGCTCATAACACAAGGCTTTGATGAGCTTATTGTTGCCGATGAAGTTAAAATAAAAGAAATGATAACGCCGACCGAATTGGAACGGCGTTTTATTGATTTTGCAAAAAAATGTGTAAATGACTATCCACAATTGCACACGGTCTATTGCGATAGCGCGGAGCAAGTACTCATTAACGGCATCAGGAACGCCGTTATAAAAGCAAAACTCCCCCTTGCCGTTAAGAACGCACGAAAAGGTCCAATTATCGACAGAATCAGGGCAGGGGCAAGCTTAATCACGCAAAAACGAATGTTGTTTGTGTCGAGCTGCAAAGAAACCTATAGCGCGTTTAATGAGGCGCTTTGGGATGACAAACATGTCAAAACGGAGAAATCCGTCGACCAAAGGCTTGACGACGGCAGCACGAACATCGACAACATCGACGCGACCGAGTATAGTTTTGAGCCATACATCAACGGCTTAATGAGGTTAAGGAATTAATGAATAAACAAGTTATCGATTTTTTAAAAAATAAAGGGCTTAAGATTGAACAGCCGGCAAACATCGACGCAGAGTTGAGGCTGTGGCGTGAGTGGTATGTCGGGAATGTTCCGGGATTTCACAAGTATAAGGTTTATCAAGGTAAAAAGACCGTACAGCAGGCGAGGAAATCGCTCGGAATGGGTGAAACAGTCTGCCAAGATTGGGCAGACTTAACAATCACCGAAAAGGTGGCGATTTCTTGCAGTGACAAGAAGTGTGAGGAGAAGCTCGACCAAATCCTAAAGGCTGCAAATTTCTTTACCGCAGGCAATCAATTGCTTGAACGCAGCTTTGCGCTCGGCGGCGGCTTTTTCATTGAGTATTTCGACGGCGAAAAAATCAATATTAAATATGTCACACAGGATAGAATGATACCGATTACATTCAAGAGCGGCGCGTTGATTGAGGCAGCTTTCACGAGTGAACAAATCATCGGCGGTCAGCCTTATGAATATATAGAAGTTCACACACTCGATAACAACAACGAATATGTGATTGACAACTATCTGTTGGCGAACAAGAACAAAAAGCTCGTTGAAGTCAGTAAAGACTTTTACAAAAAACACAAATTGTTGGAAAAATTTGAAACGCATTCAAAAACGCCAAAGTTCCAAATGGTTAAACCGAACAAGGCGCGAAAGAACGACCCAAACAACCCGTACGGCGTTAGCGTTTTCAGCGGTGCAATCGATGTGTTGAAGTCAATCGACAATGAATATGACTCACTTGACAACGAGTTTACGCTCGGCAGGAAGAGGGTTTTTGTTTCTGACGGCGTCGCAAGATTTAATGTCGACCCAAATACAGGCGAAACGCTCCCGGTGTTCGACCCGAACGATACAGCGTTTTATCGTTTGCCTGACGACAACAGCGGTAACGATTTGCCGATTATCGAGAGTAACATGCAATTGAGGGTGACCGAGCACGAGGCAGCATTGCAAACACAACTTAATTTGCTCGGACAAAAATGTGGCTTCGGTGAAAATCATTACAAGTGGAATCAGGGAAATGTCACAACAGCTACACAGATTATAAGCGAGAATTCAAAGGAGTTTAGGACTTTGCGTAAACATGAAATCCTTTTGAATGCTGCGATTGTGACAATGTCACGCGCATTGCTTGAAATGCAAGAGCAATTTATCGGTGACATCACCATCCCCGACGATTTAGCTATTACGGTCGATTTTGACGATTCAATTATCGAGGACACAACCGAAAAACGGCAAATGGCATTGACCGATTACAACGCCGAGCTTATAAGCGCGCAAGAATATTACCGCCGCGTTTACGGCTTCGATGACAAAAAAGCGGCGCAATACGCAAAACAAATGCAAGACGAGAGAAATGCGGAACTTGCTTGGCGTAATATCGAGGAGGAGCCTCCGCAGGAGTGATTGAATGCTTACAGATAACGAAGTCAGCAAGTTAATTGACCCGATATGCACGATATATCAGCAAATTGAATATGATTTGATTGTTGACATCGCAAACCGCCTTGCAACATATGACAAGGCGGACGGTGTGCTTGAATATCGGCTCAAGAAATTACAAGAATTTCAAAAAATCACCCCCGAATTGTTAAAAATATTCGCAAAATACAGCGGCAAAAGCGAGGCAGAGATTAAGAAACTTATCACAGAGGCGCAGGGGCTTAATATTGACCTTGAGCCGCTTAAAACGGCATATGACCGCGATGTTATAGCCGTTGACCCTGTTGTCGCAATGCAAAGCCCTATATTGCGTGAGATTGCCGAATTGAGCTATAAGGATTTAACAAAGACTTTTAGCCTTATTCAAACAAAGGCGGTAGAAAGCGCCAAACAGGCGTATATTAACACTCTTAACACGGCTTATGTCGAGGTCGCAAGCGGCAATTACAGCTTGCAAGAGAGCCTAAAAAAAGGCTTGCAGAGAATGGCACGGCGAGGTATCACAGGCGCGACATATAAGCGCCAAAATGCAGACGGCAGCTATACATACACGGAGTACAGTATTGAGGGGGTCATCAGGCGTGACACAGTCACCGCCGTTCATCAACTTGCTAACAAAAGCTCGTTACAGCTTGTGAAAGAAATTGGCGCGGACTATGTTGAAATATCCTCGCACTTGGGCGCAAGAACGCACCCGACAAATCCGATAGCCAATCATGCAGGGTGGCAAGGCGGCATTTTTAAAATTGAGGGTCACGATGAAAGGCATCGAAATCTCAAAGAGGCGACAGGTTATCCCGATGATATATTAGGCTTGGGCGGTGTAAATTGCCGACACAGGATGTTTGCATTCATTCCCGGCATAAGCAAGCCGAATCCGATTAAATACGGCGATACAGAGGAAAACAAGCGCATATACAAAGCCACGCAGGAACAAAGGCTCAAAGAGCGCCAAATCCGAAAGTTAAAAAAGGAAATCGCCGCAATCAAGCCATTAGGCGACAAAGACGCAACGAAAGCCTTGCAAATCAAGTTGAAAAACAGACAAGCCGAGTTGCAGGCGCACTGCGACAAATACGGCTTAAAACGCGATTACAGCCGCGAGCTTGTGCAGGAACAAGTTGCCAAAACACCCTTGACTAAATCCGCAAAGAATGGTAGTGTAATAGGTGCAAATAGTAACGCTCAACCCGACGGACAAACTGTTCACAAGGTTATCGGCAAGGTTAACGACTTTGACGATTTGGACGAGCGTAACAAAATCGCTGATGAGTTTTTAAATAGGTATGTTGACAGCGACCAAGAGCATATGCTCGTAATCGACAAAAGCAATAATATACATTACCTAACAAGCAACAGTAAAAACAGCATAGATATTGAAAATGTCGATATTGATTTTAAGGACAGCTACAGCATTCACACGCACCCGATGAGTCAAACACAATACTCATTCAGCACAGACGCCGATATTCCGACAATGATAAATTGTCAAATGGGCGTTATGGAAGCAAGCGACAAAAAATATCGCTATTGGTTTAAACGACCCGAAAACATAACGCTTGAACAATGGCAAGAGGCTGTGTGTTATTCAAGGGACAGCTTACCTTTGAGAATGCAAGAAAACGATGTTGATTTAAATGAATATGAGGAATACCGTCTTCATTTTATTATTGAAGGTGCGTGTGAAATTTTAGGCATAAATCAAAATTATAAGAGGTGGAAAATTTGACTTTGAAAGACGAATTATCGGCTTTGGGAAAAAGATATTCAAAGAAAGAAACACTATTGGTAGAAAAGTGGAAAGCAGAGCACCCTGGTTTCGTAGGATTTGCAGAAGTCAACAGCCCTGAACTTACAATGCTGTGGCAAGAATTGAAACAAGAATATGCCGAAATCTTAAAAAAATACAATAA